TTCCACATGGTGACGCACGTTGCTGGACTTTGGTTTTGTATCCTCTTCATCTTCGTCGTTTTCCCACTCTTCCCAATCATCTTCGCTGCCAAGTATCTCTAGCTCTATCTCAGTATCAACATCCATATAAGTACAGACATTTGTTACTGCTCCTGCAAGTGCAAATGCCAAGTCATCATGACCTTGAGATATGTGTTCGACCTTTCGTGCATTAATGATTTGGAGTTTAAGCAATTGTTCTTCGACAAGTAGGGGATCATAGTAACCACTGAATCTACCATCATAAAAACAAGTAGCCAACGTATCAAACGCATTAATATTCACCGCCAAGTGGTCTGTACGCATGTTGCGTTTCTCTAAGTCCTGCCGCATGTGTACACTGTTCCACTGATCGAATGTAACTAGACCAATCGGGAATCTCTTGTTCAATAAGAATATAAACTCTCGGATATTGGCAAAGTCTATATCTTGACCCTCCAAAGCTTCCCAATAATGAATAAGGTCCATCTTCACGACAGGTAACATCTCGAAAGTATTCGGACCTGTTTCTATTTTTCTTACGCCAGGGGAATGACACATAGATATGGCTGCGAAGTCTCTCTTCACCGCAAGATCTACGTGGATGAATCTGACATATTCGTCCTTGGCTTTGAACCATGGTTTGATCCTACCGAATTCATCTATGGGATTAAGTGCTTCTACCTTGTGGTACTTAACTTTTTCTTCTGGTGTTCCAGCATCTATGACTTCCTTTTCCCCAATGAAACAGTTCCTAACTCTTTCAGGATCACGGAAGAATGCATCATAAGCTAACGGTGGATTAGCTGCAAATCTAGCTTCAGCTTCTATTGGATGCCGCTTGAATTCATTATCAAGCATCTCCCTGGTGATTAATGGATTCATCTCCCAGGTTGCTGCTTTGACACGCATTACACCTTCTTCTGTAGCCGCCTCTTCATACCGTTGCATGATAAAGTCTGTTGAGTGTCGTGGGAAGCTCAACAGAATTACCTTACCAACCTCTGGAAATCTTGAGACTACAGATGCGTGGCTCATATCATAGATTGCCTTGGCACTTAATCTATTCTTATTCTCACCTTTTAATTGACCTTCAGTCTTGAATGCGGCTATCTCATCTAGCACTACTAGTAGAAGATCTAGCCCTTCCCAAGCTTCTGCCTCTGAGTTACCGCTATGGATTCTTATTGGTCTGTTATCAAACTCTAGCTGTGTCTTGCGGATTTCAAACGGAGCATACTGTTTGAAGTACGGACTGATCTTCATCATGTTTCGTAAAGGATCGAAGAAAACCCCCTTAGCCTGGTCCGCATTGACAGCTAGATTAAGTAAGTCTATATAGGTACCGGCAGCCTTACCATAATATCCTACCGGGTCCTTTAAACAATGAAGCTTATGTACTACATAACAGAAGGCGCAGCGTGAACTAAAGTCCTTACCACTACCCTTGCCTACCTTCATTATTACTTCTGTATAGTTTTCCTCCCGCCAAATTCTATTGGCTTCCTCTTCACCATACAGATCAACTAGCGTTGGATATTTATATATCTGACTCATGCAGGCAATTAGCCTACGCTGTAGCGGCGATATCTTTTTGATATTTAAGTACTTCTTGTCGTGTACGAAAACGTCTAAAGGTACCGGCTCTTCTTCAAGATCATCATTGCTCAACAGATCTGTGAAGTCTGTAAAGTCAGTATTTACATATCCTGCCACTAAATAATTTTACAATGCACTTCCGCATTAGGATCGTGATGATAAACTGCACAAACCCTGTGATAACCATCTACTATTAGCAAACGAAGCATCATTGTATCTCTAGCTAATAGCACTGGCGCAAGTGCTATGTCCTCTTGTATTTTTTTAAGATCCTTGGCCACATGAGGATCATCCTGGGCCAGTAGTGGTAGCTGAGCCGCCCGTAGAATATCGTTAGCTCTATACTGAGTAGTTTCTACATCTAGAAACTTCCCTACAGTAGCCGCAGCTACACTACGTGGCATGAGTAGAGACATATAAGTTGTCCCCGCCTCATAATCTTTTGTGTCAGGGTCCATGGACCACTTAATGTCTTTAGGCATTTCTTCCATTATATCACTGAGAGTCGATTTTCTTTTTCATTATGGTATCAGCTTGGTTGAGATTCACAAAGGGGCCGTAGCATTCTCCATCTAGATAGATCTTGATAGCTACACCCCATGACTCATGACAATTAAATTCAAATAGCTGGCAGCACTCTATTTGTAGACGATTTATAAACTCATGACCATCTAGAGGGGTCCATCTCGACACAAATTGCTGTAAAGTGATGGCATTTTCCCATTTACCACTATAGATATACTGCATTCTATTACAGTATCTACATCTTCTATAGTAATATCTAGGATTTACATCCCAATATTTACACTCATGAGTGTTCATTTTCTCCCTGTTTATCAAGCTCAAACTTAGCCATGCACAGCCCACAAATAACTGCACCAGCATCTAAGAACTTCTTAGATAGGTTAGCCTCTCTACATTCACACTTGGCTTTCTTCACCGCAGGCTTTGGCTTATCAATCTTGACTATCCTACAGACATCTAAAGCCTTGTCTATAGCATCTATCTCTGGCTTGAATAAAGATACAGTCTCGGGACGTAGCGTACACTTAGACCAACCGATTTTTTCATCTGCCTCTACCGGCCCCTTCATACCTACATCTTCAGCTAGCTGGGCAAACTTTCTATTGTGACGCTTACCTGATACTTCTTTTATCCCTCGGGCTTTAGCTAATCCATGTACGCCCTCATGTAATAGCGTGGTGAACACTGCTAAGCCGCCACGATGTAGCTGCTCTGCTACCAGAGTAATCTCATGAATGGCGTGCTCACCCTTCATGGTTTGCTTATCTTCGGGGTCAATCTCAATCCATGTTTCCCCGACAAACCATCCAAAGGTTGTAGTAGCTCTACGACCACCTGTTGCCACCAAGACAACAGCCTCAGGTATCTCTGGATATACCTTGCGGATCTGAGTCCACGCTTGATTTAATGTATCTACTAGTGCTAAATATTGTTTCATATTACCCCTGTTAAGTGCAGTACTAGAAGAACAGCACCAGTTATAAGAGCAATAAGACACATATAAAAGAACAACATACCTAAGCAAGATGCCGCAGCAAACTTGGCTATAAAGGAAGCATCATGCCCAAAGGAATCATCATCATCAAACATTAATCTCTCCTGCCAACTCTAATTTATAAACTTTATTATCGTCAGTTCTTTTAACTAAGATCGTATCATTGATATTTACTATCTCATAATAGATTCTAGTATCATCTTTTTGTGGAGCATCAATAACTTGTGAATCATTATGAAGTGCTTCAGAATAATGAAAGGTTGAGTCTAATACAACCTTACCCCTACCTTTTCTAGCTACACCCGTACCCGATCCCCATTTTAAAATCGTTCCAATGGCATCGCTAACCTGTTTAGTGTTTAATGATAATGACTTCGCAATATGCTCATTAAGATGTACCTCATCTGGAAATCTTAGTAGAAACTTATACACTCTATCTGCGGCCTGATTTGTTTCTGGCATTTTATTCCTCTCTATTGAGAATGTCTGTCATTATTTCTTCATCTACTTCATCTTCATCTACTGCTACTGGTAGCTGTAAGACTGGCTCTGGCTGCATGTGAATAATCTCATCTTCCCGCTCCATTATTCTAAATGCCTCAGCTAGTCTCATCTGTGCTTCTACTCTACAATGCTCACAGTTAGCAACTACCTCCTTGATGACACTGGAAACAATCTCATTGACTCGTTCCAACTTACGCATCTGTAAGATGTTAGTGCCATCTACGTTGGAACCTAAGAGACTTAACAACCTAGCCTTTGTCTCTACGAGTCCCTGTATTACCTTAATAGCATTGACCTGCTGGTTTGCCATCTCCTGCTGCTTACAATACTCTAGAGTTTCCCAACCCTCTTTCAGTAGAAGATCAATCTCATCCATAGCTTGGATGGTATTTTCATGGACTCTAGATAAGAAATCAGGATCCTCATCTATACGATCCTGTACTATCTTCTTCCCATCAGCTATAAGATTCTTGACTACGGTACGAGAAACCCCTAACCGTGCAGCTATCTCCGAATCTTTATAGCCCTTGAGATGCAAGTCCCAAGCTGCTTCTACCTGTTCAAACTTTTCGACAAATTCAGTCATTCATTAATTATATCCTAATAATATAGCCCAAAATATCATCATAATAAACATGGCAAAAGCCAGTGTAGCAAAATATAAACAACCAAAGGTTGATCTATCACTGTAATGAACGGCCCAATATGTATCGAACCACATAAATCCCATAGACCATAGGTACCAAAAGAACATCCAACCCCTACGTCTAAAGTCAAACATTTTTACGGGGCCGTCCTCTCTTCTTTTCCTGCGGCCACGTATCAACCTTAAAGTTATGAACAGGCAGCCCCTTTAGCTCACCAACCTGCTCTAATTGTGTACCAGTTACACGGCTTTTTCTAACCGCCTCCTGCTTTACTAACTGCTCTGGCTTAAATACCCTAGTAAAAGGTTCCTTACCTTTGCATGTGACCTGAGTTATTACACCGTCACTTTCTTCAATATGTACGACTTCATACCAACCAGTAGCATTAGCCGCATCAACCTTATATTTTGAGCCTATTTGAATGTCTATCATCTCTCTATATACCAATAATCAAACAATCTATACCCTACAAAATAAATTATAATCGGCACTACAAACGCAAGAAAAATTCCATTATTTTGACAACTAATAATAGCGCCTATAATAAAACATAATGCTATTACAACCTGCTTAATGGTCGATGACCAAGATTTCATATTAATATCCTACATAACGTTGAATCGTAATTATATTTCTGAGCCACCGTCCTGTATGGATTGTGGCTTCTCAATGTCTTTAGTATCTCTGTGTTAGACATATACTTTTCTTCAAACTTATCGGGAAACTGTACCGGCAGCTTTAGAGATGTACTAACAGCCCTTGCAACCTCTCTTAGATTGCTAGAGCCGCCATGTAACTGTGTTGACTTAGCCTCGTACAAAGCTTCATCTATATTATAGCGAAGCTGATCAAAGATTTTAAGTACGTCACCAATGGTTCTGAACTTATGGTTAGCTATTTGTACCCGCCAGTAGGTATTATCATATACTACGGCAGCTTCAAACTTTGGTGGCCCCGCAAAAACATCACTGTATAGTACCGACACACCATACTCATCGTTAACCATATAAATGGCAGTATAAAACTGCTCATCCATCTCACTCATGGTGATATATTTAACATCAACATGTTCTGAGATTGTGTCATGTATGGCTAACGCTGGTACAAATGGCCGGTCCTTAACAAAGACACCAACTATTCTGTCTAGACTCGTCAGTAGATGTAGCTTCGGTGGCATTGAAGCATTAACTACATCCTCACTCAGTTGAACATTTGCCTGCCGCATCCTGCCTATGAAACTCTGTGGCACATGGATAGCTTCTAGAAATAAATCATATGAGGCTGTTGTAAAGCAATAGGAAGCGTCGTCTAGTCTTAACCTGGGATCGTCACCAGACCAATAGAAATGTGGACTTACATTACCCACATACTTTATTAGATCTGCACGATCCTGTAATAAATCAATTAGCACTATAGATTTGTCTCCACGTAGTCAGCTATCTCTTTGAAGCTAGCTTTATTTACATCATTCATAGTAGTTAAGATACTAATATCCTTAGCACCCAACCCAAATAACTCTTGGGCAGCAGTATCTTTTGGATCCCGCTTACCACTATAGATCAACAGATCACCCTGGAATTTAACGTTGCCATGATTAATACTATATGTATCTTCATGATCGCCAATCCATTTACCTAGCCGAGATACAGTGCATAGAACACCTAAGCAACAATAACCGTATGTTTTATACTCTTTATTATCTCCATCAAGAGATGGGCCGGGCTTAACTCTCAAGGTTCCATCAGTTTGACGATATCTACCTGAGCGCAGTGCCTTAACCCATTTTGCTTTAAGTTCTGGATTCACCATTATTCCTTAAAAATTGAGACAAAAAAAGCGGGGGACAAAAGCACCGGCAAACCGCTAGATAGCAACATCTAGCAATTCGGGTAACCTTTGTCCCCCGCTCGGCGGGCGAACATCAATTCCTTACAGCACAGTTGACTACTCGGTAGCCCAACTGCTTCCTACTGTAGCGGACCCCGCAAAGACTCTTCCGCCATCCACTTTCTGCTTAGCTGCTAGAGAATATCTAGCGGCCTCCGAAGAAAAATTCCTTCGTACTATCCGTTATATGATGCCGGAACGCCACATCTAATTCTCTTCCGTTCCCAGCCAACAGAAGATATCCCGGCTCATTTTGATGAAGTATATCCAGACCATACTTGATCTGATTCTTAGACTTTAGCCGCAACTTTGCTACTAAGCATACGACTCTATCAAATAACTCCCACTCATCTGAGGAAAGGAACGTAGTTTGATTACCGTTAAAATAATCTAATAGCTCATCAACAAGTAGCTCCATCGAGATTCTTATATGTGGAGGCCACTTCACCATCGACAAGGCTACTTGATGACCATCTAATTTTGAAGCGTCCCGGTCGAGAAGTGCTTCTTTAATCTCGGGTGGTAGGCTATCAAAAACTTCATTTGCCTGTTCACACAGCTTGTTAGCTGTCTTTAGCCGCCCCATGAAGTATGCCTTCTGAGCTAGTTCCCTAGCGTCTAAGGTTTCAACATTTGGGTCATCCATTAAACCACCCTTACTGGTCTATTAACCCACCCTTACTAACGTCTGTCTTTCAAGGGACCATTGGTCCCGAATAGGACATTACCACAGGGCTAAGACCCCTGTGGGGGTACGGTCGGGCTATGGACGGTGCCCCGATAGGACTAGTCCACGCCCCCTTTGTATCCGGGGGATACAGACCCGCCTTAAGGTCCGCTTAATGTATTTCGCTATTCGTCATCCTCTTCATCACCGGAGTCCGCCATCCCAATAGCCTCCAAGTAATGAACTGCTATCTTAGTTTTGATTATGTCATCACCAATGAGCGGCACATAGTCGATCATAAAGTTATCAAGTATTCTTCTAATCGACTTATCTAAAGATTTTGCCTTACGTGTACTGCCAGGTGGTAAATAAAAGACTATCGTATACTGTGAACTAGTAATGGTAGCGGTAAAATTAGCCAGGATATTAGTTAACATTCCTGCCGCCAATTTCTTGCGTTCAATGTCATACCATATATTGGCTAGAATATCCATGGTTGTATTGTCCGCAACGAATTCCCCACACTTCATTTCCTCATACAACTGTGCTAAATAAATAGCGTTGTACCGCTCTATTAAAGATGGTTCCTCGTTTACCCTATCAATAGTTTTACTCACTCCATGTATAAGTGGTAGATCTATTTCATCAGCCACCCACTGTGCAACTCTAGCCTTAGATGCATTACAACCAACAAATCCTACACGACACGGTACACGCTCAGGATCTTGCCACTCTAATACAGGCTTGATAACTCTACGTTTATGCTCTGACCAACTCTGTACAAACAAAGGTTCTGTCCCATCATTATTGAGTGTAAAGTCCTCAGATGGATGCATTAATAGTATCCACCTTTTTTACCGGTGCCATCTCTGTTACTACGTGGCCCCAAGTTTCTAGACTTCTTCATTAATTCAAACTTCTGCAACCAGTTAAAGATTGTCATGTGACTAGTTGGCACACCCATCTCTGTAAGGTAATCAGCTATCTCCGTAACTGTCTTACCCTGCTTGTTATACATATCATCCAGCCATGCCTTATTCTGGTAAGGTTTCTTAGCCATCTGGTACCTCCCATTTCTCATAATGCACAGCGTTAAATGTATTACAATATACTTTTCTACAGAACGCATGTTGCTTTGAACTATGCCACCATCTGTGACAATTAAAACACTTCACATTGTTCTTCTTTAATTCTTCCATAGAAAATCTATCGGGACTAGATGTTAACCACTCTATATCTGGTGGCTTATATTTACCGAAAAAGATCATACTTGTCTCCGAATGCTATTTCCTTGGACACCTGTAGCTCTAGTCGCTGTACATAATTATGCCAGCCCCACAGTGCAATGCCGGTGCTGTCCCAAATATCTGTGTCCTCTTCAGGTTTCCACAGACCAAAGTTGTGCTTAATAACTCTCATGGTTTGTTCTTTTTTAAGCGCCTCGCATACCTTAGCCGCCGCTGTTCTCTCTAATGTCCTGCGAGCTAGTAGCTCCATCTTTTTGGTCATAGTAGTATACCCATATAATGATTTCCAAGCCATTGGCTCAACATCATATACGTCAGCACCAACTTCTAGCTTGGCTGTCGCCATAATAGCTCCCACTATATAAGACAGGGTACGAAACGTGGCCCTATTATTTACATAGATAGATTTCTCTACCACCACAATATCTGGCTTGTATAGCTGTAATAAATCCTTAAAATGATCTATACCGAATGCTAATTTATCTGTGATATCTTTTAACTTTGTAGTATTTATCTTTCCCATTGCATAGGGACTACCGTGTTGTACAACTGTCCAGGCTATACCGCCAGTGCTTGAGTCAATACCCATTACCGTCATGGCAATACATCGTCCTCTCCTATCTCCCACCCCCAAGCTATAAGTTTGCGTTCAAGGTCTTTAGCTTGACACAGCCCACACTTGGTATCGGGATTATATCTAGAGAGTATTGTGCCACAACCTCTAGTAATACAGACTCTTCCCCTTAGGTCTTGGTTCTTACGCTCATGATATTGTTTGAGTATCTTTTCATTTGTGGCTAAGCGGGTACATTCACGCCCACAAAATCTTTGATTCCAAACTGACGGTATAAAAATTTCTAGGCAATCTACCCTCTGACAAATACGAGGCTGTTTCCAGTTCTTATTATCGTCAAATATGTCAGACACACATTAGATTATACCAGATGGTAAGAACGCTTTTTTACTTTCATTAAGAAGTGATGAGGACTATTCTCATTCATTCCTGGGGCAATATAGTCCACAAGATCTAATCTAACGTAATCTATATAGTCCAAAAGAACTTCTTCAGTAAAGAAATTATATGTGGGGCTATGCCCTCCACCATGTGCAGGAGAATCCTCATCTACGGTAGTAATTATGGCAAACCCATCTGGTGTGAGCACCCTACCTATTTCAGCCAGGGTAGCTAGTGGATTAGGATCATGCTCCAACATATCTAGACAGAGTACTAGGTCAAAAATTGAGCTTTCAAATGGCATTGCATTTGCATTAGCCACTACGTCTACACAGGGACCTGGACCTAAATCCAGTCCTATATATTCCCCGCCAACTATATCTCTCCACTTAATATCACGACCAAAGAAATCATATGTCTTGAGGCTACCATTAACGTTGTATGATCCCACGTCTAATATCTTTTTAAACTGTGGCTGATCCCGCAATGGTCTGTACGGATATTTAACCCACAATTTTATGGGATAATTTGTAACCGTCTGCTCACCGCTGTGCTTGAGGTGCCCATCCTTTATGGTATGCAGCACAACATAATCTAATACACTCCCCATCATTTCCAGCACATCTCCTTAAATGGACACCAAGAACATTCTTTACTAGTCTCTTTAAACTTACGATCTGGAATCTCTTTAGCCTGCACGGCATCCCAAACCTTTTTCCATTTAGCTATTTGCTTCTCAGCAGCCTTCCTATCCGCAGGACAATCAAATACTTCATACTCTTCTGTGTTCTTATTTATATAGAAGATCCAAATAGTATCTATTTCTAAAACATATGCGTAGATATTAGCCTGATCAAAGTGCTTCTCTAGTGGCCGCTTGTATTTCAGTCGGTAGTCATAGCCTGACTGATTGATACTCTTAAACTCTAATAGGATTGGCTTGTCCCACCAGCCCACACCATCAGCGTGACCTTTAATTGGTGGTGGACCAGCCCAATCTACATCTACCTCTGCCTCTCGCAGAAACCCCATAGCAGCAAGCTTCTCTTGGATAGACTCATGGATTTGTGAGCCACGATCAAATATCCTGAGCACCCTAGCGTTATGATCTACGTTTTTCTCGTTACCAGTAAGAAGATAATACTGATATCTAGGACAGTGACCATAATCAACACCCAGTATGGATGGATGAAATCCATCGTCCTCAATATTGCGACTACGATCAGCACTAGCCACAATAAAACTATCGAAAGCGGCTTTAAAGTTCTCAGTAGCTTCACTTCTAAAGACTGTCTCCGGTCCTGACTTTGACTGTGGATGTTCTATTAACAGCTTCTCTTCACTTTGCTTTATCGTTTGAATTAACTTCTGCATTTACCATGACTCTGTTGGATTTCTTATCTGTTCTATCCGCTCACATTGTGGACACTTTACATAGATTATCTTTTTATTATTGGCGGGGCTATAGCCTTCCATCTTTCCTACATATCCACAGGCTATACAGTCCATAGTAACGGACCAAGGCTCATCTTCTATCTGGCCCCACGGTTCATTTTCCATTTAAAGCACTCGCCTCTAAGCGTGACATTAACTTAAGACAGTTGATAACTTCCTCTAGTGCATCATACATTACAATAAGCGCACCCTTGGTTAGCCTGTCTGTATATTTCTGTGTCTTGGTTGCTCGTATCTTGTAGTACTCAGCATTAGTACCAATAAGTAATCTGTACACACTAAGCTTTAATGCTGATGATGCAGCTTGCGGCCCTGTAAATGAACCGGGATCCTCTACAATAGCCTGCGCTAGTAGCACAGCATTCTTAAACTGGTCACCAATCTGTCCAGCTACGTAGTCTATTACATCTTGAAAATCTGTCTTAGTCCAATCTATATCTTCTATCATATTAAGTCCTTCATATATGACCAATCACATATACCATACTTGGCTTCAAAAGGATGACCCATAAATTCCACCACAAATATACCTATGTGATTAGTTCTAAATGCATCCATCTCATGCTTTCTTATCTTCTCTAGAGATAGAGCAAAACTTTTACCCTCAGTAAACTTATAGTCTATAAGATACTGATTATAAATAGCATCACCTTTTTGATAGTTACGTCCGCTATTGGGTACGAGCGTTGCTCCATCTTTCTGAGCCGCACGCTTTTCTACATGGTTCCAGTCAGACACCTAACCGAGTCCTTAAAGCATCACGTAGCTGCTGTGAACTAAGAAGTAGATTGGCAAAGTTCTCTTCACCTTGTACCTTCTGATCACCTATGGTAATCCATCCGGCCCCTGCTACCTGAACCAACTCGTTATCAATTGCTAGACGTGCTATCTCAAGGATATTATCAAAGGCTACGTGGTCTGTATCAAACCAGTACTCACCCTCCATTGGATACAATGACTGCTTTGATTTCTGTAACTCCCATGTAACTCTAATAGCATTGCCCTTGCGGTCATCCTTACCTAGAGCCTGTCTTATCTT